CCTTTTGACTTTTTGTTAAAGTTTTTCTAACTGACTCTGGTAAATAACGACCTCTTTTCTTTTTGGGTTTTTTCTTGTCGCCTTTACTAACGTAATCCCACTTTTGCTTAGACCATTTAGATAATTTATTTTTAGAAGACTTCTTACCAGAATATGTACCACCCATATCTTTATAATACTTTACTGCAAGCTGCATAGCCCTAGCTGAATGTTTACCACCCATCTTTGCTTTAGCTTTTGCCTTAGCTCTTGCCCACTTCGCAGGATCTCTTTTCTTTGCTGTTGCCATATTATTTTTTCTTTTTATTCGACCTTCTAATTGCTTCTTTGCCTTTTTTAAAGATCTGTTGCTGTGTTCTTTTACCAGCCACTTTAGACCTTTGCTCTCCTACTGTTAGTATCTGTATCTTACGAGCAAAAGGCTTTCTAATTCTTTTTACTTTTACAACAGTTGCTCTTGCATCAGCAGGAGTTGCAAATTTAATTCTTACTGTATCCTTTGGGTTTTCATCTGTGTACAGTCTACGACCACTTCCCTTTGGTTTTTTACCTGTACCAACTTTAGGATCTTTTTTCTTTTTAGGCACTACTTCTTTATCTTCTTTACTTTACCGTTTTTTGTTCTAGCAAACTTATGGGTTTTTGTTTCCCTTATCAAGGTTCCATAATGTCTTTTACCACCCCACATCCAGCTAACGGTTTTTGACATTACTTTCCAACTTTTTTCTGTGCCATTTTATGAGACTCACCAAAACTTTTACCTTTTTTCATAGCAGTAGCCATCATCTTTAAATGTTTAGCCGTATGATGCTTTGAATGTTTTTTCATAGCATTTGCTTGTCTCATAGTAAGGCCAGTCATAGAAATACCCTTAACACTTTTTGGTGCTTTCATTGCTTTTGCCTTTGTTTTTGGTCTTCCTCTTTTAGAACCGTATGTTCCTTTACCCATTGGCATATATAACTCCTTTTACCATTTTACTTTGTTAGCCCACCACGCTGCCGACATTTTACCTCTAGCAATGTTCTTAGCATGACGAGCTTTAAATGACTTACGTTTTGCTTTCATTCTAGCAGACTCACCCTTCTTAGGTTTTCCTGCTGTTCCGGACAACGTACCAACTTTTTTACCCTGTTGTCCAAAACGTATTGTTTTAATCTTACCACCTTCTTTTGCAACAACAACATGAGATTTAGTAGGATGATTTGGAGTTCTCTTTGGCTTGTTAAAAGCAGTAACTCCGGCCCTAGCCAACCTAGGATCTTTTTTCTTTTTCTTAGGTGGCATAACCTAAATTTTTTCTCATCTTTTGTATATTGTCACCCATAGACTGAGTTGACAATTCTACATCAGTTCTTTTTCCTAGGTCAGACATTGTCCACATATTCGTTGTAAACTTAGGTATAGAAGCTTGTTTTCCGCAAGCCCTACAATAAAACCAACCCTCTTTGTTGTTTGCATTACAGTGTATACATTTTTTCATAATCTTCCTTTTTAGGTTTTGAGGGCTGCCTTTTATTGACAACCCTCACAGTACCTAAAACTGTTATCCTTATTTATTTGGATTATGAAGTTTGAATTCCATTATCGATTCCTGACATTGAGCTTCCTACGTATTCTCCACCTACAAACATAAGTTCTACATAGTCGCCTTTTTGTGCAGTTGTATCTAAAATAACATTAGAAACCTGAGTTCCTGCTGTTGAATTAGCCGCATTACCGCCAGCATCTTTTTGAACCAAACTAATTATAGCACTTCCAGCCGCTATTGTGATATCTCCAGTTGGAGTTTCTTCCTCAACAATAAACTTATAGTAAACACCGTCTTCACCAGTAGATGCTGTTGGTAGAGTAATTTGATAAGCTCCACCAGCAGAGTCACATAAAAAGACTTTTCCACTATCGTCATTTGTTAAAGTTCTAGCTGCTACGATCTTTTCAACCTTTTTCTTTAAGCCAAAAGTTGAACCGCTACTTTCATTAAGAAAATCAGTAAGCATCTTAGACTCCTTCTAGGTTAAACAGTGCATGAGATTCAGGAAGAGTTACTTCAAGACCAGCTTCGGTCAAGATCATATCTTTTCTTAAATCCTCATCAGCACCTTGCACATTAGTCATCACTTGAGTGTCACGATTAATACCGTTACCAATTAATGGGCGGTAAGCTAATTGTGTCATGTCAGCCATCAACATAAAACCAGATGAAATACCTCTAAACAGTGGCTCTTTAACAAGATTCAATGTTCCGTGTATTGTATCTATCACCATAATATTATGACCAAAAGAACCCTGACGAGCTTCCATATTCATTCTTAATGGTGACTGATTTGTTCCGGTAGCTGTTGGAGTAGCTTGTTCACTAGCATTTTTACTATAAGCTAAAGAACTGCTTAAGAAAGCATCACTACCTAGCTTGTTGAAGAATGTGATTACTGGCAAACTACATAGAACCAGTTTCTCTGACATTCCACCTCTAGCTGGATCAAAAATAACTTCAAGATCACTTAGCAGTCTATCATAAGTTAATTCTGATTGAGCAACACTTCTGTAATATGCACTTCCAGATGTATAACTGAAAGCTGCATCATCAACCACTGGAGAGACATTCTTAACAATGTGACCTACTAGACCTTCAGTGTACTGAATACCACCTACACGAGCTCTTTGACCGAAAAGCATTGCCCTTTCAATGTCGATTTTGTGCTCACGGAGTTTAGTAGCCCAGATACGATTCCACTCTTCAGCATACCCACGATAGCGAGTTGCATAAGCAGTGTTAGTCATCTCTGCTGCTGTTTTAAAGATCTGAGTATACCCAAAATCATCTTCTAATTCAGAAGAAAATACATCAGGTGAACCAGATCCTTCTTCAAAAGAAGATCCAATTATTTGAGCTACGTCATTATCAGCGATGCTATCACTTCCACTAACAGAAGAAACATCAATTACTTTTCCAGTAAATGTTGACTGATCACTTCCATGTGAAACTCCAGATTCTACTCTAACCAATGCTTGACCATATCCAGCAGTTGAATCAACCGTACCAACAGCTAAAACCATACCTTTTATAAGGTACTCAACAGCAGCACCGGCAGCAGTATCAACAGTAAATGAATATGAAGAGCCTGCGGAAACCGTGCCAACTGCTCCCTTAATTAAAAGAGAACGGTCTGTAAAGCTAATTCGATTACGATTTTCCAAATAACGGAACACGGGGTCATCGGTAGGTGACTTAGCGACCTGATTTAGATAGACGAAGAATGGTGATTCTTCAGGGACTAATTCAGCAACCCTGTCACCAAAATTAAATATCCGTCTTCTATCCGGTCTTTGGCCTACACTAGCATCGGAAGTAGTAGCAGTTATATCACTGGACTTTAATGTTCCAGTATTAAACGATATTGCCATTTTTATTTCCTTTGTGTTTTTTTGTTATTATTAATTACGGCAACCTTCCAGCACCACTCGTATTAATTATAGAGTCAAACATTTTATTAGCATCACTCTTAACTGATCCTTGTGGTTGCCCTTGAAGAACTCCTGCTGTACGAGGAGCTTGCTTTGCAGCATTTACCGCTTCCATTGTATCATTGTTTGCAACAGACTGCCCACTTTGCATTTGCCAAAGCTTTACTAGGTTATTTAAACCTACTTGCTCTTTTGGTTTAGTAGTGAATTGCAAGAAATCATTTATCTGATTATCTGACATTTTATAAGTTCCTCTTAATTCATTTACTGTATTTTGCATTTGCATTTGTTGTTGCATCTGTTGCTGTTGTTGGGATAATGCAGAATTCAATCGCTGTTGTACCAAGTTATCTATCTTTGTATTTACATATCGTCCTGACTCTGAATTTTCATCTGTAAATGCATCCCATGGATTGAAATCGTCCTTACCTACATTAGGCTCTGCCTGCTTTTGTTGTTGATTTCCGGCAATACCATCTTCAAGTGTCTTCACTAAGTCCGGTCTCTGCTCAAGTAGTTGTAGAATCTGAGCACCTTGTTGCAACTTTGCATTCTCGGCTTGAGCACGATCATACATTGATTGAAACTTTTTTGACTCAGCTTCATAATCTACAGAAGTAGACTGTTCTTGTGTTGGTTCTTGATCCGCAGCAGCGGCTTCTGGGCCTGCCTGCTGACTGATGATATCCTCTTCAAACGCACTATTAGCAGCGGGCTGTTCGATAGGGACATTCACTTCCTGTTGTTCTGTTGTAGACATAAAACTCTCCTTTAGATGTCTCTTGTTAGGCCTTCGGAGCGGAACCAGTTTTCCTCTCAAGATCCTTGAGATTATTCGCTAATTTCTCCACCTCGAGCTTCACCTCGTTTTCTAGTTTACTACGTTGCACCCTTCTATCTGCTTTTGACTCAGAGGAAACTTCAGAAAGTCTAGATTTAAACTTCTCAACCTCCACTCTTTTTCTATCACTAACAGATTCTCTTTGTGCTGTCTGCAAGTCACCTTGCAAATTCTTTATCTGAGCTTCTAATGCTTGTATCTGTTGACTCATTAATTGTTTTTCTTCAGTACGTCTCATAATACCTTCTTTATCAAATAGCTCTGGATTTTTCTTTAACACCTCATAACGATCAACAATTCCTAATTGAAATGCTTCTAGATACACTGCTAACTCAGCATATTTACTAGAAGGCATCGTTGATCCGGGCTCAATTCTTACATCGTGTTTATCTAACATATGTCTTTCTTTTTTCAAATCTAATACCGCTTGACTGACATCTGTATAAAAATTAGCCATAACCTCTGTAATATTATTATTCGGTTGAGCTAATCTAAAAATCTTTTTATAGGTGTAATGACCTTTTGATAAATTATAAAGGACTTTACCTAACTTGTTAATACTAAACTCAATATCTCTTAATTTAGATTTTGGTCTTTCACTTCCAAGAGCAATCATACGCTCTGTTGCTCTAACTGTATCTGGAGCTTTATCAGCAAAGCCATGCATCATTTCTGGCAATCCAAATATAAAATCTATATAAAACTCTGACTGTTGTATTAATCGATAAAACTCACCAGCTAATGGCTGAGGAGCAGGATAGTGTGGTTCTCCTTGTGAAGAATCAACTTCAATGACTGCATTTGGATTTGCCCAGTCTTTTTCTAGCTGAGATAAATCCTCAACACTACCTAAAGGAACCAGCAGTTTTAATCCAGCAGAAGCTTGAGCGTGTGACAAAGCCAATGACCATAGCTTATTTAGGAGTCTTTGCATTGGTCTGGCTCTAGAAACATCGCTCTTTGGATAAGGTGTTCCTGTCCAAATATTAGGTAAAGGTACAATAGGATATTCATCAGTGTTTAGTATTTGTTCATATAGCACAACTTCTCCCATAGATGCACAAACCTTTACTCTTGTTTGTAATACTTCTATCGCTGTATAAGCTTGTATCTCAAATGCTTCTACGTTTTCCTTGTAGAAAACAGCGTATTCTTCTTGAGATAATATATCTTCTTCTTGAGTCTTACGATTAATCACCCTGTAAAAAGGAACTTTTACTTTATAAAATCTTTCTAACACCTGATACTTTTTAGATTCAAAGTAATCTTTATCCTTAACATCAGCAGGTGTAAATACCTTCATACTGTTTCTATTTTGAGAAGAAGGATAATCTTCTTCATCATAGGTAAATCCTGATATATCGTGGATAAGACCTTTTATCTCCTCTCCGGTAATTGGATCAATACGATCTCCTAATTCAGGGTAGAGGTTGACGGCTTGTTCTCCCGTGAGGATGGTGGAAAGGATAAGACCATCTGAGTCGCTAAACCATCTATTTCTAGAACTGGGGGATGCATAAACCCTAAAAGGATCTATATAAGTGAACCTGACATCACCTCTACCAAAATCTGACTCTCTATCAATATAAGCATATAAATAACCCATACCTGTTGTTGCATAATCTTGTATGGCTTGTTTCATTTGCCAATCACCATCTGATGTTTCCCATATATAATTCATAATACTACGCCACAACGTAGCAACTTGCACATCAGAATCTTCTCTAGGGGTGATTGTAAATGCAGGAGGTCTGGAAGTTAAAACAGCTTTAAATTTTTCAATAGCAGATGAAACACGATCCATTGGTATATCTGCTTGATTTCTAGAAGCAAGCTCATCGGATTCATCTTGGGTAAAATGATTACCCAAATAAAAGTCAATATCTCTACGAGCTTCCGTATCCCAGTCAGATCGAGCATCTCTCCACTGCCTGTAAAGCTCATCGTTGTATAAAGCTCTTTTATCTTGCTCCATTTTATCTAGGCATCTCCATTGATTCAGAACCCATACCTTGCCTTACTGCAGGCATACCTCTCATCATGCTTTGCATCTTTACAAACTCTAATAAGTCTCTCATTCTCATCGAATCGGCCATCGTAGTATTCGGCATAGGTGGTGCTTGCATCTCTACACTTTCTGAGTCACTAAGCATACCTTTCAACCTCATCAATTCTAGTGTTTTTAAAGCTTTATTCTCTGTATCTTGATCTATACTGTCTTGTAACATCATAGTAGTATCTCTAACAGCTCCTAAAACACTACCTCTATAAACATTAGGATTGGCCATTCTTTGATCAATACTTTGTTCTAATTGACGATTTTGTTCATCGGCAAACATCTGTGGATCTGGAAATGGCCCTATCATACCACCATCTTGATAAGACATCATTCTTTTTTTCTTCATAGCCATACCACCGTCCATCATACCCATAAGTGAATTGTCTACCATGCCACCATCTTGCATATAGCCCATACGATTACGAACCATTTCTGGTAACTTGCCTAAACCGGGGTTGTCTTTTGGCACTGGTTTTAACTGTCCACCGCCTTGCATCATCATCATTTTATCTTTGACCATACCGCCATGTCTATAACTCATCATTTTATTTTTAACCATGCCGCCATCACCATATGCCATCATCTTGTTTTTTACCATTCCACCATCACCATATCTGTTCATTACCATTCCACCACCAGCATAAGCATCAACCATGCCACCTGTACCCATTGGCTTCATAGAAGGATTAACCATACCACCACCATACATAGGCTTTATACTTTTTAATATGTTCATTGCCATTTCATTATTAATAGCATCGTGAGCCCCACCTTTTGATTTGTTATTCATAAATTCCAATTTCTCAACTCCTATAGCTTCAACTGCATCTGGCGGAAAATAAATCTCACCATTTGTTAGTATTACATTTTGGCTATTTGCCATATCTTTTTTATCCGCACTGTATTTTCTTGCTAAAGACTCTAGTTGCGGATACATCCTAGAGCTTTGATAATTCATTATAAAAGAGTTTTTCGGTATTTTTGCAGGCCTTGTGTCTGTCATTACTCTTTTATCTCAAAGTGAGGAAAGTCATCAAAGCGGTTATCTTTAACTTCCCACCTTCCTTTTTCTTCGTACATATCCCAATTACCACCCCATCTTAACTTAATACCCATACCACGGGCAATACCAAGAACGAAGCCAGCAAAAAGTGTTTGACGTTCTCTATCCTCCCAATTGACAGGATAAGGGGTAACGTCAACGGCTTTAGAAGGGCTAGCATTATGGCGGCCATTAGGATACTTAACCTTAGTACGACCTTTGTTAAATAAATCATTTTGTCTTTCCTTTCCTCTATGCCCCTCTAAAATACTACAGTCAACGTACTTAATTACTTCATTAAATACATCTTGCAGCTTTTGATCGCAAGTAGCAAGTCTTGATTTTGATCGATTAGAGTATCTAGGCATAATTGTATTTAGCTATGTTATGTTAAACATAAAATATGACAAGTACAATAATTATTTAGAATCTTGCCCCACTCATCCAGTTGTAGGCTCTTCTAGTTATCTTACGGATAGGTTGATCGACCTCTGCTTCAAGTGACTCTAGTTTTGTTGAGGCACTCTTTGGTGGTTTGGCAAAGTAGTCTGCATAGTATAAAGCATCCATAACATCATCGTTTCTTGGTTTAGGATGCTCAAAGAACTCATCAACCAGTTCTGTCATCTCTCTTTGAATGTAAAGTTTTTTAGAATTAACAATCGGGCCTAATGTTGTTTCTAGTCTATCTTGTTTTTTAATTCTATTTGGTGGCTTGACTCCCTTAAAGATTCCGGGTAGTAATCTTTTTTCAGATGCAGATAATCTGGTCACCATATCTCTTACCATTTCCTGTGCAGCTACCGTTTCAATCGTCACTCGTCTTACCGGAGTGTACTTATTTGCCAAGGAGATTATTTGTTTGGGAACGTCAAACGTAGGGATTCTCTCTCTAAAGTACTCTAATACATACCGATTTTTGTTAGAGTCTATGCCCATAACTAAGATCACTTGATAATCTGAGTTCTCAGAAGCAGTAGCTGCTAGGTCAACACCAATGTAAACATTGATAGGGATTGCATTATCCCCTTCTATTAAATAATTAAACTTTCCTTTATTTTCAACCCTTCCTTTGTAATACTGTATTCGATCTATCTTAAACGATGCATTGGTAATATCTCTCGCATCATTCATATATTCCTGTGCAAACTTATTAACCAGTCCTGCTTCGATAAACTCTCTTTTCTTTCCCTCTAGCTTTTTCATAGAGAATTGTTCTGGCCATATAGACTGATTATTTTCAATAGCTCTATGAAAGACAACGCTCCAAGGATACTTCCTATTTTCTTCTTTTGCTTTGTTGTAACCATCTACAACCATTTGCAAGAAACTATCAAAGTGTACAATCGTTCCAGACAGCCATATCCACCCCTCTTTGCCCGGAGTTTCCTCTAAGGCAGGGTATACTGTAGATACGATCCACTTCTTAATATCTGCACGCCTTTCTGGCGTTTTAGTATTAAGTTCTGATTCAAAGTCATCAAGGACAATACCTGTATAACGAACATCCACCTCAGCACGACCCCTTAAACGCTGTGAAGTTCCCTTAGCAATCAAGCGATCTCCTTTAGGTGTTACAATATCTTTTTCAGTCCAACGCTTTCCTGCAGCACCTCCATCTAAATTACCAAAATAGTATTTTAATCGTTTGTTCATTTCAAAATGATTTCTTAAATACTTTAAATGATCAATAGACTGACTCTGTTCTTCTGATACCCATGCAATAAAATGCTGCTCGTCTTCTCTAGCGAAAACCAGTTTGTGCATAATCGCTGCTTTTGAAAGTATAGACTTGCCAAAACCTCTAGGCATAATAATACAAGTACGACTTCCTGCCTTTGTTGTGGTTAATTTATCTGCTACGTCAAAATGAAAGAGAGGAGAGGCTGACTTGTTTAAGAAATCGTTAGGTAAAAATGCCCTACCAAAGTAAATAAGACTTTTATAAGAGTTGGCAAGGATAGTATCCCGCCTTTTCATCTCTGATGGCGGGGGTGTTATGTTAAAATCACTACTCATCTAGTTGTTTGGGGGGTTCAGGGAGTATTCCTTGCTCAAATGCTTTTAATTTTTCTTTTGTAAAACCAGTAAACTCTTGTATTAAAGCTACAGAGTCTACTTTTTTCTCCGTAGAAAGCATTCCTGATATTTTCATCAGTGTTTCTATCGCTCTAAGTTTATCATTGTCTTTTGTGTCCCGTTTATCAACAATATCTTTGGTGTTTTCAAGTAGGTATCGTTTTGTAATACCCACTTCTGACATTAATTGTTCTACTTCCTTATCCACTGCTTGCCTCACTGTTTTGTTTTGCAATAATGCGAATGATCGTTGCCTAATATACTCTTCACTTGTTGTATCTGGGTATGCTTTTTTATACGCTTCCTCTGGTTTCATACCGTAAGCAATATATTTTGCAAATATCTTCTTTTTACTCGTCATCTTAGAATCTTTGTAAGAACGATAAGTTGTCTTTTTTGTAAAACGATAAATATTATCTTTGATTGTACCGTGTAACTTCGCACTTTCACTCGTACAGGCCATTCCAATAATTGTTCTTACATATATAGTTGATCTGTTTTTAATACAATCTCTTTTTAATATCTGTACAATCTTACTATCATCCGTATGACACCAGTCATTTTCTTCTGCTAAACGCCAATCGGATACTATGGGGGTGTTAGGGTGGTCTTTCCTAAATTCTTTTTCGGTATCATAAGCTTTATGTACAATGCCTTTTACCTTTCTTTTATAAATCATATACTAAATTTAATAAAAAAACTTGACATCGCTATATAATTAAATATAAATTTATTTAACAATTCTTAGTTTGCGGTTGAATTATATAATAGTACTATAGTATATATAGTATATATATAGTATATATAGTATATAATAGTATATATAGTAATATAGTATATATAGTATATAGTAGTATAGTATATATAGTATCCGCTTAGTAAAAGTAGTACCCGCTCAGCAAAACTTCCAAAAATTTTAAAAAAAAATATTAGTATGTGTGTTTCTGTTTGTTTACACATATACTACCCCCCTAACGTAAATCACGTTGTAAAAATCATGTTGACTTTTTGCTTTTGGTTTACTCTGATTAAATAAATTAAAATCAAATAATTAATCTTTGTAACTTCAAATATATAATAACTTACAGGAATTTATAATATATCATTAAATAATTTATATTTTATTGGGGGCAATACTATTATTAATATAAAGTACTATAAAAAGGGGCGTAATTAATTAATATGTATGTATATAATAATGACATTAATTCAATATATAATAGATGTACCGGAGACAATGCACAGCATGAGACACTCTATTATAATTTATTTGGAACATATTTAACAATTAATCGTGTAATTAGTAACAAACAAAAAGGATAATAAAATGGATATTAAAAACATAAACATAAAAGAAGGTGAAGTTTTAGAAATTAAAATTTCAAAAGATATAAACATAAAAATTCATAAAATTGATAAAAAATCAACCACTGTACGGGTTAATCATCACCATACATCACCAGCTAATACTGTAGAATTAAAAGGGTATGTAGATTATAAAAAAAGTGGTGGTGTTTCTTGGTCAAATTGTGAAAGCGAATTTTACACTAGTAACGGAGCAAATTTAACTGTAGAACATACAGCATTTAATAAATAATAATAAATAAATACTATGTAATAGGGAACTTTTTCCTTATTACCTAGTATAAGTAGTATAAGCAATAAAATAATATAGGGGTATGTTATGAATAAAAAAACAGCTATGCAGATTATAGGCAGTGGCTTAAGTAATACAGAA